CAGTAGAACAGATGGGATTTTTTCACGGTTGGAAGATGATGCAATGAAAATAGCAGTGGTAACGACCTTTAATGAGCCGGGTCTTAAAAAATACGGTCAGCAGATGATCAATACATTTTGTAAAAATTGGCCGAAGGATGTTACGTTACATCTTTATCCAGAAGAATGCAATCCGCAAGTGCCAGATCATAATCAAATCACCCTTAAAAGATTAGAAGAGGTAAAAGAGTTGATGGCATTTAAAGATAAGTGGAGAAATGTTCCAAAGGCCAATGGCGATGTTTCGTCAGATCCTGTAAGATCTAAAAGAAAAGATGCCGGAAAAGGTTTTAAATGGCATGCCATACGATTCGCACATAAAGTTTATGCTATCTTTGACTGTGCAAGAACCACTGATGCAGATATTTTAATCTGGATGGACGCTGATACTATCTGTCATAGTCCTATAAATTTAGAAACATTAAAATCTTATGTTCCTTTAGACAAAGATTTGTGTTTTCTTGGTAGAAAAAACAAATTTTCAGAATGCGGCTTGTATTCTATGAATTTACACTCACCGGAAATTAAAAATTTCTTAAAAGAATTTCAAAGAATGTATGATGAAGCTGAATCAGGTATATTTTTATTAGACGAATGGCATGATAGTTTTGTATTTGATGCTGTTAGACATAAATTTCCTCATCTTAAGCAATGGAATTGGAGTGAAGGTCTAGTTACAGGAGAAGGTCATCCCTTAATCAACAGTTTTTGGGGAGCGTATCTTGATCACCTCAAGGGCGGCCGAAAAGATTTAGGAAAAAGTAAAAGAACTGATCTTTTAGTTAAAAGAAAAGAATCATACTGGCAACAAATTTAAATATATTGCCTAAAAAATCTCCAAGCTTCACCAGATTTTAATTCATCGAACGACCAATGACACATAGATAGTTTTTCTATCCACGATTGTCTATCAGGTAGCAATGGATCTTCAAGACGATCTAGTCCAATATTCGATACTGCATAAGATTGACTATTTTCTGGATGGGGATCTGTTAAAAATGCCGGAACTCCTTCGATGATACTGGCTACACTAGGGCTGCTGTTGTAGACTACGGTGGCCCATGAGTTCCTTAGATCGTCAACTAATCTGTCATTTCTACTAACCGATACATTTTTATGATTAATCATTAAAGATTGGAGAGTTTTTTTATCTCCTGGGTGACCTCTAACAACTATGTGACGTTTTTTAGAATATATTCTAATTTGTTCTATAGTTTTATTGAGCCATTCAATAGTGCTTACACCTTGCATTGACCAACCACCGTTTCTTTGTAAACAGATAAGAATATTTTCACCTTGTGTTCTCCAAGGTTTTAAATTTAAGTTTAATCTTTGACTAATTTTTTGCCAACGAGAAGGATCTATATCTTTGTCAAAATAAAAACCAGTAGTTGGAAAAACACCATCAAAACTATACCTCAAATAAGTTTTTGTATTACCTGGATCAGCATATAAAAATAAATTACTATCAACAATTAAACTACGTTTGTTATTTCTTTTTTGTAAATCAATCGCTTGTCTTCTTAACAATAGATGAGGTGCATTTTTTCCATGCTCGTGAACGAATCCTTGTATAAGTGCTACATCACAAGGTAAAACAGTCATAGCTTTATGCGGAATAGCTGTATCACCTGAAGCAATTACACCTTGACAAAAATTATCAAGGATTTGAGGTTTTTCAGGATTACTGTTATTCGGAGGAATGCCGCCATAATATGCGACAGCGGTAAATTTATGCATATTTCTGTATAAGTTTTATGGCAGTTCCGTCTATCAGCTCGTCGTAAGAAAATTGACTGTAACTTAACATACATAACCAGTTAGCTATATTTGGTCTTGCTAAATCATTGATGTCTGAAAGACTATTCTTAGCGATTGGATTCGTGATATGTCGATCCAATGTAATTATAGGAATACCGGCCCACACTGCCTCTGTAGCAGCATTAGAGTTGATGCTTATAACACAATGATAATCTTCGTCGAGCAGATGTTTATACAAGGGTGCTCTTTGTTTTTTAGGAGCCTTTTCTCTGAATACGATTTTTTTATCGGTATACTTTCTTAATTCCTCTTCGACCTGATATTTCCATTCTTTTATGTTTACATGAAATATTCCGGCAGCAAATTGTCCTGGCTCAATGACTAAGATTTTGTCTCCGCCCTCTCTCCACGGTCTCGGAAATATTTTAAAGTTACCAAGTCTATCGGGAGGAGCATCAAAATATTTTCCGTAGTGCAGATGATTTTGAACCACTCTATGCCATTTTTTATTAGGTTCAACAAAATTAGTATACCCGCTGTCTATAAACCAGAACGGATAATTATTGTCGATTTTTTCAATCAATAATCCCTCGTTGCCTACTGTATTTCTAATTAAGCAATTTTCTTTAGGATTATTAAATTTTGTTCTTCTAATCATTACAGCATCTGAATCAATCTGATACCCAACACTTTTTACAAAGTTTTGTTTCCAGCTGTTCTTATACATTTCGAATACACGATCTTCTCCAAGGTTATTCATAAAATAATCTAGATTAGAATTGATGTATTTGAAATAAACTTGTTTTCTTTCGGTGAGCGCATTCTTAGCATTGCCCCACCAATTTTTAAGATCTCTTTCGACTGCTCCTTTGATTTTATCTTTGAATTTTTTACGCATCTTCTCGAGATTATATTTAGGTTTTTGTTTTTCAAAGATAACGTAAGAGATAACCTCACCGGCGTGTTCTTCATTTTTCCACAACAATTTAAGAGCACCAAGGTGGTCAATTTGACTGACTAAAAAATGAGATATCTCTTTATCGTTTAATAGAAGTTTCATAAGTATACCTGTTAATAATTCTCCAAGCAACCCCGCTGGAGATTTCCTCTAATGTAAATTGTCCGTATGCTATAGATCGGCAATGTTTTAAAATTTGTTCTTCGCTAGGCCTAAAAGGATTTTTTAACTGTGTTAAATCGTAACTGGCTAACGGTGTTGCTGCGCATGGCACCGATACAAAGGCCGGAATTCCGTAAAGAACAGATTCAAGAGCTGCAATACTATTAAACGCCACTGTAGCATATACTCCGCTATCAAATGCATCGTATATAGAATATTCATTATTTCTGTAGCTTCTGCTGCCTTTGACTCTTACTTCTATAGGAAGATCGATATTTTCTTTAATTTGATTAGTAGTTTCCTCGACCCACTTGTCATAATCGACATCGTAAAATTTACAGGCCTTAGGATTAGGCATTACTAATAATATTTTTTTATTATGATTTTTCCAACCAGTCCACTTTAATCTCGGATCTTGTTTAACTAGATCTTTCCAGCGGTCGTCTGGAACATCAAAGGTCTGATCATGCTGTAAGCCATTCTTAACAATTCTATGCCATTTCTTTTTACCCGAAGTATTTCCTGGGCTAGGAAAGTTTCCGAGATATCCAGTATCTACATAGTAATAGTCTCTATTAGTTTCGATGCATTTATATATGTGATCTTTTTTAATAACACCTCTTAAAACTAAAGGTTTAGATGTATCTTCGCTGTCTGCTGTTACAACATTGCCAGATCCTATAGATAAAAAATTTTCTATTGATTCATCATTCATTTTCTAACATCTCTTTTGCTTTTCCATTTCTTAGTTCGCTAACATGAAATTGGCCGTATGCAAGGTGACACCCCCATGCATATAATTTGTCTTTATCTGGATAATAAGGAGTTTCTATTTTACTCAGGTCTTGCAATGTCACAGGACTAGCGGCATGTGTCGGCGAAAGTGTAAATGCAGGTATACCATGAAATACACTTTCAATCGCAGCTACACTATTAAATGTAACCAAAGCAAATACATCATCATCTAATGCTTCTTGTAAAGTATTATGAACCACTCGATCGATTCTTTGTTTGGCTCGATCTCTTACTTCAATCGGTCTATCAGTATATTTTTTAATTTCATTTATAGTATCTTCAACCCATTGATCCAATTCAAGCCCGTAATATTTCATAGGCTTTTCGTCTGGTTTAGCTATTAATATTTTTCTTCCGCTCTTTTTCCAAGGATTAAATTTTTTATTAAAATGTTTAAAACGATCGTCGGGTCTTTGAATGATATTGTGATGTTGTAAATCGTTTTTCACTATTCTGTGCCAATACTTCCATCCGTTGGGATTAGTTAACGTTCTTTCATTTCCAAAATATCCTGTATCTACGTAATAAAATGTTCTGCCGATATTAAGACATTTTTTAATTATTCTTTTTTTAAGAATTCCTCTTAATACAACAGGATCATTACCTTCTTCTGGATCAAATGTTGCAGGATCAACTGGTTTTTCGCCGCAGCCCGATGCGAACAAATTTATGTAATCGTCTTCTTTTCCCTTACTAAGGAATATCCATTTGCTCATTTTAACATTTCTTTAAGATATTTTTTCCACACTTTATGATAGTCGCATCTGCGATAATCTTTAAACCATGGACCACCTTCGGTATAGTGCAATGCTTTAGGGGAACCGTCTTGCGGTTCTTGATACCATCCTACTAACCAGTTCCATTCAGGTTTTAAGTTTCCGATTTCCTCATCCTTAAGCCATTGGAATCTGTGTAGATATTGTCCTGTTTGAGAATTAACTACATCTGGTGTGATCTGTCTATTTGATGGATGACCGCAGTTCCACAATATAGTAGAGCTCCAATTTTTTCTAGGATACGGTAATTGTTTACAACCGTCCATCTTTAAACCTTCCTTAGGAGTATAATCGTGTTTAACTACCATTACTGCATATCTGTCATCAGCCTGTTCAAATAATTTAGCAACATCGTCTACAAACACAAAATCACAATCGACAAATACTGCCCATCCTTTATAATCGGAAAGATAAGGAACTAAGAATCTAGTAAAAGTAAATTCAGTAGAGCTTAACGGGTCAACGGCTCTAGTATACAGACCACTTTCTCTTAATTCTTTTTGCTTGAGAGGAATAACATCTGCATCTGGTTGATGTTTTGTTATACTGTATTCGCATACTTGAAACGCAACATCTTCTCTGATATCGTAACCAACAAATACTTTCATTTTCTTTCTATGTCCTCTTCAATGCATTTGCTGCCGTATTGTATTTCTACAATCTTTACAGGTTCGTCATAGGGATTAGTTAATTGATGCCATTCGCCTACTGGAATTTTATATTCTTCGTGTTTTGCAAGTTCTCCAGACGGTAGTGCATAACCACTAGGCATCATTCTATTAACATTAGCTCTACCTTCGCTGACTATCCAATATTCGGATCGATGATCGTGTCGTTGCATTGATAAACTTTTACCTGGCTCTACTGTAAGTTCTTTGACCTTCATGCCAGGAACTTCGTGTAATACTCGATAGTATCCCCACGGGCGTTCGGTCTTCGGAGTCTTCCACTCTTCTAATATCCACGAACTAGAATTTGCTTTATTGGATCCGCCTACTCCGAATGCAAATTCTAAATTGTCGTCTTTAATATCCATCTCTGGAATGTTAGTGTGTGTTCTATCCCCACCGTTGGCAAAAATTATATGATCGTTCGGAAAAGTTTGTCTAGCTAATTTGATAGCATTTTTAGCACTACCATCGCTGTCCTCAAACTCGATAACATAGTCTACCATCTTTAAAGATTTTATAATTTTAAATCTTTCTTGCCAAGGCATAAACGGTCTACCTTTTTTTCTAGTTAGCCACTGATCAGAATTAATTCCAACCACTAACTTGTCTCCTAATTCTTTAGCAGAATTAAAATATTCAATATGACCTGAATGTAGTGGATCGAATCCACCTGTAACTAATACGATTTTGTTCATGTGAATATTTATCTACCCAGATAATGGTAAATATTGAAACTTGGAGACTTTGTGGAATTAGATCTAGCAAAAACTATCTGTAGAATTGATCAGCAAAAAAAACTAGCTGAAACTCTCGGCATGACCGAATGGATCAAATATCTCGACGAAGATCAATTTCTTATAGAAAAATTAGAATTATTTGACCTATTAAAGTTAAAAGAAAAAACTAATCAAAAGATTTTAGACATCGGTGCAGGACTAGGACATTTTGGATCAATCTCTAAATATCATAGTCACGAATATCTAGGAACGTATTTTGGAAGAACATCTAAGTCATTGGAACCGTTTCATAGAGATGCAGGATTGAACATGACCGAATTCGGTTTATTTCCTAATTATGATAAGAATATTCCCAAGGGTCCTTGGGATTGCATTATAATGATCCGAACAACATTCGAACTCAATGAAGAATGGTCGTCTGACGATTGGAAAGAATTATATCAATGTTGCATGGACAATTTAAATCCAAACGGACAACTTCTAATTAAGAGCAATCTTGCTGTTGAATTGAAAAGAAAATACGGAAGATTAGAAACACAATGCTGGAATAGAATGATGTCTGCATTTCCAAACAAAAGCCCACTACCACAATGGTCGTGGGCAACGTGGCATTGGATTAAAGAGTAGCGTCCTCTAATCCCGATGTTCTAAGTTTAACAATATTAGAAATTTGCCATTGTTTAATGTCTAAGGCTTTAATAATGCCTAGCCATTTATTTCTTAGCAGAGCGAAATCGTTGATAATTTTTTCAAAATCTACAACGTCAGACTCGCCTTCTACAAATTTTTCACAATCTCTAGAGCTTAACTGACGTTGATAGTTTTCAAGATACTTACGAAAGTGTTGACTACGAAGTCTACGAAGTTCAATATTGAGATACTCTAATATTGCTTCGATCTCTTGAAGTTGATTAAATCGATTTTCTACAATACCTGGCATATTAGCAGCGGCTTTTTCAAGGTTTCCCGCTATGCGAGCATCTGTTTTTGCTGCTAGTAATTCAGCCTCATAATACGCTACGGCATCAGGAATATTTGAAATATCCTTCGAAACTCGATCATACCAATTCATTTAATCCTCATCTTCATATCTGTCGTAGTCTTCTTCTTCCTCAATTTCTTCGCCGTCGATGGCATAGTTTATAGCATCGTCGAGATACGGATCTACTCCAAGTAGATTTTCTAATATTGTATCTTTAATACCATAATCGAGTAGCGTATTGATAAAATCATAAGCTACATCTTTTCTTGCTTTTTCTGGAATGTGTTCTACAACTGAATTCCATAGATCGGCTATTAAATCGTCTTTCATCCTTGGGTCTCCGTTTCAGGTTCAACTGTAGTAGTTATCTCAGAAACGGATTTTTCGCCATGATTTGAAATATCTGCCATTACTTGATCTAGACATCCGCCTTCATTGCGTTCCCACTCTTTACGATAGAATTTAAGAATTTCACCATCGCTGGTAACATAAGAAAGTCTGTTGCCATCTTTCTTAAGCATACCTTTACCTTCGGCAAGATCAACCAAACCGCTGTAAGGATTCATTCCTGTTTCGTATGGAATCTTAACCTGAACACTTTCAAAAGGTTTAGCATAACGTGTTTTCATGATCTTACATGCGGCACGAATACCTTTAACTTCTGAAATCTTGTTGCCATCCTCATCCTCTTTGAGTTTAAGTTTTTTCATAGCAACAACAATACTTGATGCGTAGATAAAACCTTGACCGCCGGAGATCTTGTCATCTGGATCAAACATATCTTGGCTTGCATATGTGTGATTAGTTGCAACTAGGCCAACATTTGCTGATCCGAACATATTCACACAGTTACGAACAAGTGCTGTCAATGCCTTAGGCTTACGACCCATGTCACCTTTCAAATCTCCTGCTTCGAACTGATTAACATCTGTAGGAGTTAGCAACATACCGAGACTGTCGATAACAAATAATACCTTTGGACGATCTTCTTCAGGCATTGCTTTGTATTCGCTCATAAACTCATTGATTGTTTTAGCAACATCGTCAATCATCGCCATATTAAGTTTGAGCAACTTGTCTTCACTAGTATCTACATTTAGAGCATGTAACCATTTTTCATCAAGAGCATTTTCGCTGTCAATTAGAACAACAAAGATACCTTGTTGCTGTGCATGTCTTACTAGATTACCAGAACAGATAAACGATTTACCGGCACCCGATTCACCTGCAAATACGGTAACCTTACCTAGCGGAACACCTCTGTTAAAATTTCCGCTAATCAAATAGTTAAGGGCATAATTGCCCGTGCTAACCCAGTCAGTTGGGTCATTAAAACCAATACTAAGACCTTCGATGTTCTTAGTTAGGCTTTTTCTAAATTTACTTACAT